GGTGGCGTCGCGGCCGGATAACCAGGCGGCGGCCAGGTCGGCGCGCCAGGTCCGGCCGTGCCTGGTGGCGAAGGCGGCCACGGCGGCCACCTGGTCGGCGGTCGGGCCGGCCAGGCGTTCCAGGATCGCGGCGGCGGTGTCCAGGGCGTCGGCCTTGTCGTCGGTGTGGTACTCGCTCACCAGGCGGCCGTCGGCGTTCCAGGCCTGCACGCGGTACTCGGACCAGTCGGCGTCGAACCCGACGCGAACCTTGCCGATACCCTGCAGGGCCTGCACCTGCACCAGGCGGCCCACCACTGCAGCGGGCCGGCTCATGCTGCACCCCCGACCAGGTCGGCGTCGACGTCGGGCAGCAGGTCGGCGAAGTCCACCGCACGGGCGGCCAGCACGTCGGCGGGCAGCTCGGCCAGCTCCAGGCCGGCGGCCAGGCGGGCGGCCTTGTCGGTGGCCAGCTCGGCCAGGTACTCGGCCCAGGTGACACCGTCGGCCAGGCGGTGGAACACGTCGGAGCGGCCGGACACCATCACGGGCCAGGCACGATCCAGCACGGCCACGCCGTCGGACACCAGCAGCACGTCGCCATGGTGAACCGGGCCGTACTGGGTGAAGTCGTAAGCCTGGCCCATGGCCAGGGACTGCAGGTCGATAACTTGAGGGTGCATCGCTTTCTCGCTTTCTGAAGGGTTTCCCCCGGCCCCATGCCGGGGACTCAATTTTAGGGCAAAAAATCCAGGGCGCGCAAGCCCCCGGCGGCCAGGCGAAAAAAAAGCCCGCCACCAGGGCGGGCTCGGGGACCAGGCGCTGCAGCTCAGGCGGCAGCGGCCCGGGTGTCGATTGCGTGCTGCAGCTCCAGCTCTAGCAGCTCGGCGGCGGCGGTCCAGGCGGTGTCGTCAAACTGCACCCCGGTGTAGATCGGTTTCCGCAGCTCGGCGAACACGGCCGGCAGCAGGCGCTGCACGGCCCCGTCCCAGGTGGCCCCGGCCGTGAAAGCGGCCAGGGCGGCGGCCCGGGCGGGCTCGGTGGTCCGATCATTGAAAACGGCGACGGCGACCTGTTGCATGCGCATGATCAAGCCCCCACCAGGTCGGCGGCCAGCAGCTCGGCGGCCCGGGCTTTCAGGGCAGCACCGGCACCGAACCAAGCCGACTCGATCCGGGTATTGTTCGAGCGGCCGCGCGCATGGTCCACCAGCTCGGTCACGGCGTTAAGCATGGCCCACCGGGTGCCGGCCACGCCGGGCAGGTCCGACCCGATGGCCTGGCCATTGAACAGGGCCAGCACCTGGCGGTAGGCTTTGCTTTCCTGCAGGGGCTTCGCGCTGGTGTGGTACGGGGCCAGCAGCTCGGCCAGGAATTCGTCGGCGTCGGCCTGGCCCATGGGCACGTCGGCGAGCTGGCGGGACTGCACCAGGAACGATTCCCAGGCACCGGCCACGATCCCGAGCTGCAGGCGCACGGCGTCGGCGTCGAATCGCTCGGAGTGCAAAACCCGCACGGCCGATTTCAGGTAACCCAGGCTTTGCTCGGTCTCGCCCTTGATCACGCGGCCGGCGGAATATCCGCCGACGGCGGCCGTGATGGTGTTATTGCACACCACGCGAATCGCGGTGAATTTCGCGACGGTGGCCATGGTCCCGTCGTAGGACGTGCCCAGCAGCAGGTAGGGCTTGACCAGGTCCCGGGAAACCACGGGGGCCGCGTCGCCCACACTGGCCAGGGCCCACACCCGGCGGCCGTCGCTCAGGGCCCCGGCCGTTTCGAGCTGAAAGCCCCCGAGCTCGACGAGCTGGCGGAAAAAATCCATCACCTGGCCAGGTTGCACCACGTGGTAGGAATCGGAAACCACGGCCAGGGGCGCGCCGGTGTCGGACCGGTGCAGGACCTTGCGCGCCGGCCAGGTTTGGGGCTCGCTGGCGGCCGGGGAATCGTACCGCACGGGGGATTCCAGGACGGTATAGCCTAGGCCGGCTTCACGGGTCCAGGTTTCGATTGACGCGCCGGGGGTCAGTGCCTGGCCCAGGCCATGCCAGGGGGTTTGCCCAGCGTATGCCATTGCAGCGCGGCCGGTGGTGGTGTCGATCATGTGTGCCATTTTGCTTTCTCGCTTTCTGAAGTTGCGCCGGGCGGAATTGCCCGACGCCTGAATTTTAGTCTAAAAAAATCCAGGGGCGCAAGCCCCCGGCAAAAAAAATATTTTCAGGCCTGGCCCAGGTCCCCCACCACGTGATGGCGCAGCAGGGACCCCGGCGGCAGGGACCGGGCAAAGCCCACCACGGCGGCCGCATCGTCGGCGGCCCCGGTTTTCCGCGTCGCATTCCACTGCAGGCGCACCGGGCCCCCGTTACCGTAGCACCCGCCGGGGGTGTCCGATCCCACCAGGGCGGCCCCGGACCCATGCGCCACGAACACCACGACAAAATCCCGATCCCCCCGGGCGCACAATGGGCGGCCGTTGCCACACTGCGCGCAACTGAAATTCTCGGCCAGCTCGGCCGGGCATTGCACGAATCGGACCCCGTCGCGCGTGCAGGGCCACACCGTGCCGGCCGGGGCGGCCACGACGGCCGGGCGGCCGATGGCCACGGCGGCCAGGGCGTCGGCCATGGTGTCGCAGCTCGCGTTAATGACGGTCTCGCCGGCGGCCGGTACCGGCAGCAGCTCGGCCGGAAAATGCGAATAGGTCCAGGCCTGGCCATTGCGCGGCACGGCCTGGCGCAGGGCGGCCAAATAATCGGCGTCGATCAGGTCGGCCGCGTGGTCCCCCTGCGGGTTCAGGGCGCAGGTTTTCGGGCAGGTCCCGAACACGTGATGAGCGCCGGCCCGATAGGTCACGGCGATGGGGCCGGTCTTTTTGTTGCCCGACGTGGTAACGGTTTTGAGCATGGTGGTCTCGCTTTCTCGCTTTCTGGTGGAATCGCACAGCGCGACGCCTGGCGGAATTTTAAGCCATCAAAAAATCAACTGTCAACACCCCGACGCAAAAAAAAATCTAGCGGCCGTTGATCAGGGAATGCAGCAGCCAAAAAAGCCCGAGCTTTGCCACCGTGCGCGCATGGCGCAGCAGGCCGGCCCGGCCGTCCGGGTCCGGTGGTGGTTTTCGTGGTGGTCGGGTCAGGCGCAGGCGGTCACGCCGACGCATACCGGCGGCCGCTTCGCTTGTCTTCGTCCAATTGGGCGGCGGCTTCGGTCAGCAGCATGGCCCGATGCTGCAGGCGGCCGGCTTCGGCTCGCCACGCGTCGGCGGTCTCGCGCAGGCTATCGGCGGCGGATTTTCCAGGGCTTAGGCGCACGTCCAGGGACGTCGGGCCGGATTGAATGCAGGCATAGGCGCATTCCGCGCCGATTAGGGTTTTCACACGCATGGTTTTCTCGCTTTCTGTTGCCCGGGCCCATGCCCAGGTCCGGCCATGGTAACGCGTGCCGGTGTTAACTGTCAACTTTCGGCCAGGTGCTGGCGCAGTCGGTGCCACATCGGGGCCGCGTAGTTCCACCGGTCCAGGGGTTCCGCGTCAATCCCGAGCTTGACCAGGTCCAGGGCCTGCTCGCCACGGTACAGCAGCAGCTCGGCCTTGCGCGCGGCCACCGTGCCGGGTGGGTGATATTCCACCAGGATAAACGTCGGGCAGCCCATGCCCGCGTGCGACACGTGGAAGGCCACCTGATGCGGGCGCAGCTCTACCTTTCGGCCACGGCGCACCACCTTGAGCTCCACGGGCACAAAAATACCCTCAGGCTTCATTGCGATCAGGCAGTCCGGAATGCCCAGGTTCACCCGGTTTTCAATCCGGGATATACGGCAGTTTTCGAGGTTTTCCCGGACCCGGTTGTATAGGCGGCTCTCCGGCTTCACTGGCATGGGGTTCTCCGTTCTCGGGCGGCCGCTCGTCGGCGCTGTCGTCTTCAGGGTCTTCAGCCGGTGCGGTGTCCGGCAGCTCGGCCAGCTCAGGGTCCGATTCCAACTGCCGGGGCGTGATGTCGATCACAGGGCCCCCGCCCTGGCCATACAAGCGGCGGATTTCCTCCAGCTTGCGCATGACCTCTTCCTTGGACATGCTGTCGATGGTCCCGTGCCTGATTTCCTTGCGGTCGATGTAAATCGTGCCCAGGGCTTGCCCCCGGCGGTATTCGGCCTGCACGGCCGCGCCATACGCGCCGGCTTGCAGGGCCTGGTCTCGGATCGACTGCAGGTCCCGCATGTGCCGCTCGTACGTGGTCCCGTATTTTTCGCCCAGCTCTTTGCGGCGCTCCTGGATCGCGGCCACGATATGCGGGTTCAGCTCCGGGTCGGTGAGCTCGCGGGCCCGGTTCTTTGCCCAGGCCTCGCTGTACCCGGCCCGGATGGCCACCTCGCGCATGTTCAACCGGCCGTCTTCAGCGCAAAATTCCTCGACGAACTTCCATTCCTGCGGCGTCAGCAGCCGGGGCTTGTGCGGCTTCACAGGCGCAGTGATTCGGGCCTCGACCACGGCCGGCCGTCCGCCCAGGGTTTTGCCCGCCAAGAACTTGTCGTCCTTGTTGGTCTTCATCAGGCCACCCTCCACACGCGCCAGCCCTTGTCGGCCTCGCGCCAGCGGATGGAAAAGCGCACCCCGTCGTGCCGCTGGGAAAACATCCAGGCGGCGCTGCGGGCGTTCTTGACCTTGTCCGGGTTGATGATCAGGAAACTGTCGCCGACTCGCATGTCATAGAACGGGTACTTCTCCCGCTGATGCGTTTTCGGCATGGGCACGTGGCTGTCAATTGTCAACATGCCCGAACTATACAGGGAAGGGCCGGTTCTCGTCCAGAGTCCCTCACGCCAATTTGCGAAATCCTATATACAGGGAAAGAATGATTGTGCTTTGAGCGTACAAAAAAAAACGCGCGCGACTTTTATATGAATTACACCATTACACTTCTATAAAACACTGTAATCCTATCTAACCTATTGATTCTATTCATCTATTACACTATTACATCTCTTCTGTTCTTATACAAACGCTTATAGCGTATTCATTCTTCCCTAGAACCTATTCTGCGCGCCACCACCGCAATGTGGCCCCTGGTCCGTGGTCCTTGCCCCTCCCACCGTGTCTCCTGCCCCTCTCCCCTTTACGCCTACAACGCAATGCGTTAACATTGTCCCATGAACACCCCTGACCCCCACACCCTTGAGCACATCCGCCACATGTTCGAGTACTCCGATGCCGGCATGGGCGCGTTGATCTGGCGGCACGGCCGTTATCGAGGCGAGCTCGCGGGCACGCCCATGGGCACCACGGGGGAGTGGCGGGTCCGCCTAGACGGCACCTCGTACTCCTGTGCCAAGATCGTGTGGTTCTTGGAGACCGGCTTGTGGCCCGAGGTCCGCCTTCGTCACACGGACAAAGACCGGGACAACATCCGGTTTTCCAACCTGGAAGAGACCAACCGCCGGGATGGGCCGGGGCGCTGATGTCCCCGTCCCTGGTTACTGCATCGTGCCCCCTGCAAGGCTCCCATCCAGCAGCTTGACGGCCAGGTGTGCGCTC